TCAACTGGCGTCGTGCTCTCACTGGATGGGCACCACTGATTGCTACTGTGATTCTTCTATTGAATACAGGCAAAGGTGGGGCAATCTTCTTCTTCCCTTGGTTCCTTGGAATGGCAATCTACTATTCCATTGTGTTTAAGGATTGGAAGTGGGGCAAGTGGTTGGATGGTAAGTTTGCCATTATTGCTACTCTTGTCCTTGCTCTTGGTGGTGTGGTAGGACTGGTGAAAGGACCAGTGATGGAGTATCTCAACGCAGCAACGCCTGGGATGCTTATTCCTGCTTCTTTGGTAGCTATGGTTGCTGCCTATGCTATGGGTTCATCTGGCAAGTATGCTGGTATGACCTCTGCCCTGGTAGCAATCTTCGGTCCTCAATACTTGGTGTGGTTCCTCTGCACTGAGTATTCTGGATACCTTATCTCACCTGCTCACAAGTGTCTCATGATCGGACAACAGTATTTCGGCACACCAATTCGTAAATACTACGTTGTCCTCACCCGATTATGTGCTATACTAATTGGGTACGCAGCACTCGTCACCTTCGTCCTATGAAACCGACAGTCATTCTTGAGAGATTTCCTTACCGCTACGTCCAGTGCGGTCTTCTGGAGATCAACGGTAGACCTGACTACCGTATTCAAAAATACCATGAGTGGAAAAAGCGGTACTTTGACATGTACCTACTTGACAACCAAATGCAACTAGACACTTGTCTAGAAGATGTGGAGTATACCAAATGGTTAGATCCAGAGGGTGTACCCTGTTATGTCCGTGACACTGTAACAAACTAAGAGGTTATTATGAGCGTAAGATCGCAAGTCCAAGCTGCTGAAGAAGCACTCCGTCAAGCACTGATTAACGCTCTTGCTGAGGGAGATGAAGATTGTTTGTCCGAACTGTTTACTCAGTATCAAGCAATCAGTAATCTGAATAAAAAAGTAAATGACTTAACTCATTTTGCTTATGATTCAAATTACAATTTTAATCTGTCATCTGATTATCTCAACCGTCCTGGTGGTGATATGGATGCCTTAGATAATGTTATTGATTTTGGTGGTAATATTACTATTGGAAACTCTGGTGATGATACTATTACCTTCAACTAGTCTCGGTAAGACTCTAAACTAGCCCTGGTGCGGGTGATTACGTTGCCGCTCAGTTTCTTACTTCTGACAAAAAGTAAGTGGTGGTGCCAAACCCCTTCCGTGTGGTTGGTTCTTGTTTACAACTGAAACAAACAAGTGGCGTGCATGTGTCCAGGGGGATTGACCTCCCCTTTTTTTGCGGGTGTAGCTCAGTGGTAGAGCGTCAGTTTTCCAAACTGAATGTCGTCGGTTCAAGTCCGATCTCCCGCTTTAATAAATACTTTTAGCTCTAAAAAATGTCTTCAGGACTAGAAGTATGTCAAAGTTACTTGCGAACCAGATCGCTAATTATGGAGATGATGCTCCTGTTGAAATTAAAGAAGGTCTAAATATTCCTGCTGGAAAACCAATCCAAGCTGCTGGTAGTGTTGGTTCTTCTGGTCAAGTTCTCAGTTCTACTGGTACTTCTATTGAGTGGGTGACACCTTTTGATGGAAACTACAACAGTCTTACTAATAAACCTAGCATTCCAGCAGCACAAGTTCAGGCAGATTGGAATTCAACTAGTGGTGTTTCTCTTATTCTTAATAAGCCAGTTGTTCCTTTACAACCTAGCGTAACAACTGCATCTGCAGGTAGTGCTTCTTTATCATACAACTCTACAAATGGTGAGTTTACATTTACTCCACCAGATCTTTCTGGATATGCTACCGAAGCATGGGTAGGAACACAGGGATATCTAACAACTTATTCTGAAGTAGATACACTTGCTACTGTAACAGGTAGAGGTGCTACTACTTCTTCTAACCTAACTTTCGGGGGAACTACACAATTTAATAATAATAGTGCCTTTGCTAATGATAAGGTATTAAACTTTGGTGCTAGTTCTAATGGTCGTATCTTATATGTTTCTGCAACTAATAGTTTTGATGTAAGAGTTCCTGGTGGTGCTGAAGATCTAAAACTTGGTGCTGGTACAGCAGTCAGAATTACGAATGAAAATGGATTAACTGATAGGGCAGTATTTACAACTTCTGGTCTTGATTTAATTTCTGGAGATATTACAACTACAGGTAAAATTTATTACTCTAATAATTTTGCCAACTCAGTTGATCTTCCAAGTGCAACTACCTATCATGGTATGTTCGCTCACGTTCATGCTGAAGGTCATGGATACTTCGCACATGCTGGTGCTTGGACACAACTACTAGATACAGGTTCCTCTATTAATGATCTTGCAGATGTAAATCTTGCAACTGCACCACAGTCTGGACAGGTTCTTGCTTATGATGGCGCTAATTGGGTTGCTACTGCAGCTGGTGGCGGTGGTGGAGGTATTTCACTATCAGATATTTCTGTTTCTACTGCACTTACTGGAACAGCAGCACTCTCTTACAATAATATCAGTGGTGTTTTTACATACACACCACCTGATCTTTCTTCTTATGCTGAAACAGGAAACCTAACTATTGCAAATTGGGATACGGCATACGGTTGGGGTGATCATTCTACTGCTGGTTATGCTGCTGATACTAATGTTGTTGATTGGAATACAGCATATGGTTGGGGTGATCATGCTCAAGCAGGATACCTAACAGCAGAGGCAGACACTCTTGCTACTGTAACTGGTAGAGGTGCTACCACTTCCGTTAAAATTATTGCTAATGGTGGTGTTAGAGCTGACGTTCTTGGCGTTGGTGGTGGAATTGGAAATGGTGATGTCCAATTACAACATAATGGTGTAAGTAATGTATCAACACTAGAACATTTTAATGTTAATGGATCTCTTGAGATTAAAAGTGTTAGTGGTATCAATATTAAACCTGGAACCACTGAAGGTGGTTCTGTAAGTATCTACCATGATCCAGATGGATCTACTGAAACACTAAGACTTCAAACAACAGCCACTGGTGCAACTATTAGTGGTGCTCTCACTGCTGGTGGTCTGACTTATCCAACTACCAACGGCACAAGTGGTGATGTTCTTACCAGTGATGGTGCAGGAAATGTAGCATGGCAAGCTTCTGCTGGTGGTGGAGGTGGTGCTAGTGTAACTATTAGTGATACTATTCCTGCTGGCACTCCTTCTGCTGGTAATCTTTGGTGGGAAAGTGATACTGGTCGTTTAAAGATATACTATACAGATGTTGATAGTTCTCAGTGGATTGATGCTAGTCCACCATTAAGATTTAATAATATTGATGATATTGTTACTGCTAATGGATTTAAGTTCCGTACTAATCCATCTTCCCCACCAGTAGGAACACTGGGTGAATTAAAACAGATCAATGGCAAACCATATTTTTATGATGGAACCGCGTGGCAAGAGTTTATTTTTGCTAACTCTGCAGTAACTACTATTCCAGCAGAAACTGATTGGGATAAAGTTCTATTAAGATCCACTTTTGATAGTGATTTTAACGACGTAAAGTTTGGTGACACTGGCACTCCTGCAATCTATGGCGGTATAGCTACCTCAACCCTTGTAGGAACCCCCGCCAAATTTGGAGCGAAAGTTCTAAAAACAGTTGGTAATGGTGTTAGGTATGACGACAGAAGTGACTATGATTTCACTGGTGAATTTACAATAGAGTTTTGGATTAATATAGATTCCGCACCTTCTCTGTCTGGGGCAAATGATAAGTATGTTATTGTATCAAAAGCTACTGGCACTCTTTCTGGAAGTAATAATAAAACTGCAGGAGTAACTGGTGGTGGATGGCAACTATATTATGCGTATGTTGGTGCTAACATAGGATGGAGACTTGACATACATGATACAGCTACCAATACAATTGCTACCCTAGGTCTCCAAACCGATAGTAGCACGAGTTTTGCTAGCAAATTTGTACAAAGCTGGAATCATATTGCTTTAGTAAAAGAATCTGATGGACAGCTTCATTTTTATGTAAATGGTCTAGAAGATATCACTTGGACAAAGGGGATCAACTATAGTGGCACCAATATGTCCAATACTTCCGAACCAATTTTATTTGGAGGAAGTCAAGTATCTGCTAACACTGCTGGTATTGTTGATGCATTTATTGACGATATTCGTGTTACAAGAGATGCTAGATATACATCATCTCAAACTAGTAACACGCAATCTTTCACACCACCAACATCAGCACATCCTGTTAGTGGTAGCACAACAACGTATACACCACCAGCAACCAGTTCTGCTGGTTCGTTTACATTAGGTGCAAGTCCTGCATGGACTGGAACGTTGGGCGTAACAGTTGCACAACAATCTAGTGGAAATTATCGCCTGACATTTGCAAACCCATTCACTAATGCTACTGATTATTATGTCTTTGCTCACCATATGGATGGTGCTGAAGCAATGGTTGTAGCATCTGTTAGATCTGCTGGGTATATAGATTTCTCAGTGAAGAATGTAGCGGGTTCACTTATTGATACTGGGTCCCTAGCGGTTCAGATTATTGCACACTGAAATAAATAATACGGAAGGAGCACTTTAACCAATGGCAATCAATTTTCCCTCAACAGCAGGGCAGGCAACTGACGGTTCATACACCTATAACGTAGCGGGTATTATTTACGCATGGAATGGATCGTCTTGGTCAGCAGCAGGAGCTGGTGCTAGTGCAACTGATAGAACTTTGTTTAGTGTTACTACTAATCCTCCTTCTGTTGTTCCCGCTCTTTCATACAACAATACTAACGGTGTATTTACTTACGTACCACCAGATCTTTCTGGGTATGTATTGAGTTCTCTTAATGATCTTGGTGGACTTACTGATGTAACTCTTAGTAGTTCATCTAGTGGTCAAACTTTAAAATATAATGGAAGTGCTTGGGTAAATTCTACATTTGCAGTAAATGATTTATCAGATACTGACATTGATAGTGGTGGTTTTAATCCATTAAGTGATGGAGATCTTTTACAGTGGGATGGTCCTAATTCTAAATGGATTAATAATCCAAATGCCAGATCAGTTAGCTCTACAATTGGTGCTTACTTTGGAGTTTCACAAGCGACAGGCAATGTTCAGATTGAAGGACTGGGAACTGGCGCTGCACTTGAATTAGTCAATGGTGGTACTGATGTTGCTATCTCTATTAACTATAATACGGGTAATAATGGAGATGTCCTTACATCTACTGGAACAGGTGTTTCCTGGACAGCTCCTTCAGGATTGCAAGCTAGGGGAACTGCATTAGTAACGCAGTCTATTGCAAACAACGCTGCAGCTAACATTTCTATTACAACACCAAAAACATATGCTCTCCTCAAAATTGAGACATCACATGCTGCTTGGGTAACTCTTTATACTGACACTACAAGTAGAACTAATGATGCTAATAGAGCAGAAACTACTGATCCAACGCCTGGTTCTGGTGTTCTTGCTGAAGTTATTACTACTAGTGCAGCAACACAATTAATTACTCCTGCTACTGTTTGTTTTAATGAGTCAGGATCAGGTATAACTTATGCTAAAGTTGTGAACAAAAGTGGATCTACAACAAACGTCAGTGTAACTCTTACTTATCTTCAACTAGAGGCTTGATATGGATAAACAATATGTTGTAACTCTCCATGATAAAAATGATCTGGGGAAGTTTTATAATGAGATGCAACTTACTGGATTTCCTTTAGTGTTGAAGCGTCCTATGAGTAGGAACACACACTATATGATGACAGAAGATCAAGCAGAAAGATTGCGTCAAGACCCTAGAGTATGGGGAGTTGAAGCAGTAGATAGTTTCCAAATTAAACGAAAGGTTATTAACAACGAACCATATGTAAAGACTGGAAATTTTTGGAAAGATGATACTGTAGCTCCAGCAAATGTAAGTAGTAATGATTTACAGTGGGGACATATTCATTGTGCTGGCAATCAAGCACAGAGAGGCAAAGGACAATTTGGTCCTATCTCTTCTGGATATACTTATGAGACAGTAAATGATACTGTAGAAATATTTAATAGTGGTAAATATGTTGATGTAGTTATTGTAGATGATCCTGTATCTTATGATAGTGAAGAGTGGTATAGTCCATCATCTAATCAAACAAGGTTTGTTCAGTATCAATGGTTCAATGAATTAAATACTGCCGTTGGATCTATAGATGATGACGGACAGTCATTGCCTACAGGAACTATTACATATGGTACTAATGCTGCAACTCCTCAGTATCATGGCAATCATGTAACAGGAACTGCGTGTGGTCAGCATTATGGATGGGCACGAGAAGCAAACATTTATAATATTGCAGTTACCGATCCTTGGCCATCTGGTCAACAACTTGGTGCTTTACTTATCTTTGATTATCTCAGAGCATTTCATTTAAATAAACCAATCAATGCTGTGACGGGAAAGAGAAATCCTACTATTACTAATCATAGTTATGGTGGTGTTATACCTATGCCAAATGATAACTTACAGTTTGCTGATGTTTCTGCTGTAGAATATAGAACAATTACTTATAGTGCTGGATCTCCTGGACCATCTGGTTGGACACAAGCAGGTCTTGAAGCAGATTTTGGATTGAGATTTGGATTTGCTGATTATCCTGCATGGTCTTCTTCTGTTGCTGCTGATGTTCAGGATGCTATTGCTGATGGTGTAGTTATTATTGGCGCTGCTGGCAATGACAATTTGTTGATAGCAGGATTAAATGATGTAGATTGGAACAATACTGTATCTATTACTGGCACAGGAACAATCCCTTACAATAGAGGAGCGTGGCCTATTACACCTGATAGTGGTGCTATTAGTGTAGGTTCTTTAAGTAAGCAAGCAGATTTTAGAAGATCTACTTATACTATGTTTGGTCCTGGTGTTGATATTTTTGCTCCTGGTGATAATATTCTTTCTGCTTATGGTAATACTGGCGGATTGAATGACACAAAATATACACAAGGATCTGGAAATTATTTTTATCCTATTGATGGAACTAGTATGGCATCACCTCAAGTGTGTGGTGTCATTGCTTGTCTTTCTACAGGTAAAGAAAGAGTATCTAATGCTGATGCTAGGGGATACTTAAGTCAATATAGTATTGATGGTGATATGACTTTTGATATTGTTGGCGGAGGATTAAATGATAATTCGTGTCGTAGGGGAAGTCCTAATAAGTATCTTCACATTGAAAATCCAAGACGTGTGTCTGGATATTTGAAGGAAGTAGAGGGCAATAGATCTACTGGACTTACCTTTCCTAGAACCTCTATATTTAATAGGCAATCTCCTACATCCCCACCAACAACACAAACATACACGTTTACTGTAGGTAATAGCGGAGCATCACATTATACATTTACTGGAACTGACTCTACTACAACACACAGTAATGCTAATGATCCAGCAATTAACTGTAATGCTGGTGATACATTAGTGTTTAATGTGAGTGCTTCTGGTCATCCATTCTATGTAAAAACATCTGCTACTACTGGAACAGGTAATCAAGTTTCTACTGGAACAATTTCTGGACAAGGAACTACAAGTGGTGCTGTTACATGGGACACCACTGGAGTAACACCTGGAACATATTACTATATCTGTCAGTTTCATGGTGGAATGGTAGGACAGATCATTATTTCATAAGGCATAAATAAACAAGAGCACTAGTATTCACTGGCAAATTAAATGGCTGATCGTTTTCCATTAATCGTTAATGAAATTTCTAGGAAGATTGAAGAAATTGTTTCTGGAGACAACTTAGATCTTACTGGGAATAATATTATTCTTGGTGGAGATTCTGGAACAGGAAAATATTTAAGTAGTGATGGTACTACTCTCTTGTGGGGAACTCCAGGTGATGTGTATCTCACACAAACTCAAACACTAGAGAATAAGACATTTACTGCTTGTATTATTTCGGGATCTACAAATACATTATCAAACATCCCTAATAATGCTTTAGTTAATCCTGGTATTACAATTAACGGATCTACTATTTCACTGGGTGGATCTGTAACTACCCCAGACAATAATACAACTTACTCCATCTCTGCTCAAGATGGAACTAGTGCATCACAAAAAATTCTAAGACTTTCTTCTGGTGGTAATGCTGGAGCTGGTGTAGACGACGATATTATTCTTGCAACTGGTGTTCCTGCAAGTGTTCCTGCAAACAGAAAAGCACTTTCACTATTCCTTGATAGAAGTGGTGAAACTATTACAATCTCTGGTCATCAGGAAGATGACAATACTATAACTACACTACAATCTGCTACTGGTGGTACAGCACAAACAGGTGCTATTGTCCTGAATGCAACAGGATCTTCTACGATTTCTCAGGATGCAGCAACAAAAACTATTACTATCAACTCTACTTATGTTGATACAATTACAAGGCTGAGAGCAACAACGGGTCAGGTATATGCTCCTGCTGATTTCACGTTCCTTGACGGCGGTGCAACCACAGTATCTCAAGGTGTTGATGGTAATGGTGATCCTACTATTACGTATAGTTCTACTGATACTATCACTAGACTCAAAGGTGGTGCCGCAGGATCATTCGTAACTGGTGACACAACAATTACTGGTGGTACAAATGTAACCGTATCTCAAGCAGGTAATGCAATTACTATTGCTAGCGTAGATAATAACACAGTTACTAAATTGTCTAGTGGTGGTAACGCTGTTGCCGCAGGCGACTTTAACTTGGTTGCTTCTGGTGCTACTAGTATCTCACAATCTACTGCTGCTGGTGTTACAACTATTACAATTAGTTCTGCTAATGATGATACAGGTGCTACGCTAACTGCTTCTGGTGGTGTAATTCTTTCTGGAGTAGATTTCAGAATGAAGAACTATACTAATTTTACTGGAAACACTTTGATGAAGTGGGACTCTGGTAATAATCAATTAACAAACAGCCTAATCACTGATAACGGATCTACTGTTACTATTGATGGTGATTTGGTTGTTGAGGGAACTCAAACTATTCTGAATACATCTACTTTACAAGTAGAAGATAACGATATTCAATTAAGAAGAGGTAATAATCTAACAGCTTCTAATGGTGGCATCACACTGAATAGAACATCTGATGCTGGTGGTAATATTACTTCTTTCGTAAATCTTCAATGGTATGAAACTGGTGGGTATTGGAGATCATGGGATGGATCTATTGAAAAGAGATTTGTAACAGAGACTGAGACTCAAATTCTCACAAACAAAACTCTTACTGCACCAACACTTACTGCTCCTATTTTAGGTGCAGCTACTGCAACATCTGTCAATGGATTAGAGATTTCTTCTACTGCTTCTGCAACTTTAGATATTGCAACCAGTAAAACTCTAGATGTTAATAGAGATCTGGTACTAACATCTGATAATAACAGTGCATCTATCACAGTTAACTTTAGACAGGGTGGTAATGTAGCATATACATCTGATACTCTTGCTACGTTTGCATCAACAACTTCTACTCAGTTGCGTGGTCTGGTAACAGATACTACTGGTACTGGTCGTCTCATGTTTAATGATTCACCAACGATTCTTAGTGCTCTTAATACAACATCCACTGGTTTCACACTACTCAACTCTGGTGTTACTAATGTAACAGCATTTGGTGCTGCTTCTATTATTAGCATTGGTTTGGCAGGTGGTACTACAACCATTAATCAAAACTTGGTGGTCAGTGAAGACTTAACAGTTGGTGCTAGTTCTAGTGATGCTTGTGTTATCAATTCTACTCTCAACTCTGAAAATGCAGATATCCTAATTCGTGGAACTGCTACCGATCCAATGTCAGTTGGTAGGGGAGGTGGAGCTGTAAATACTAATACACGACTGGGATCTAACGCACTAGAAAACAATGTTTCTGGATCTCAAAATACAGCTCTTGGATATCAAACACTATTCACAAATAATTCTGGAGCATCTAATACTGCACTGGGCAACAGGGCACTGAGAGCAAATGGTGTCGGATCTAACAACATTGCAATTGGCAAAGATGTACTACTTGTCAACCTTGATGGAAATAAAAATATCGCGATTGGAAACAATGCGCTAGAGCAAAATACTACGGGTGATGCTAATGTCTGTATTGGACACTATGCTGGTTTTGATGTCTTTGGAACTGGTAACGTTCTTATTGGTCCTGCAGATAATGAAAACTCTGGTGATGTAACATTCCGACCACCTTCTGTTTCTGGTAATAGACAGTTAGTTATTGGTTCTGGTGGACAGGCATGGGTCAGAGGTGATTCTAATTTTGATGTTACATTTAATAATGATGTTACTGTTGACGTTGATCTAACAGTTAAAGGTAACTTGAATGTTCTTGGTACACAAACAATTACTGAGTCCAACATTGTAAGGATCGCAGACAAGAATTTAGAACTTGCATATGTTGTTAGCACACAGTTTGTTGCTGCTGCTGTCACTGGAACAGCAGAGTTAACTGGAGTTACTCCTACTGCTGGTTTGATTTCTGGCATGGGAGTTACTACTGGTACTGTTGGATTTACCATTCCAGCAAACACAGAGATTCTTTCTATTGTTGGTAATACAGTCACTCTTACAAACAATATTACTGGTAGTGGACAGATTACAATTACTGCTATCGGTCCTTCTGATACTTCAGCTGTTGATGGTGGTATTATTGTTAAGGGAACAACAGACAAGAAGATCACATGGAAGGGAGCAGACGCTGGTGTCACATATAACTCTTGGGTATCTTCTGAGAACTTTGATCTTGCTTCTGGAAAGTATTTCTCATTGAATGCAATCAAGATTGCGGATCCAAACACATCAACCATCGGACCTAACAACGGAACAGTAGCAGGACAGATTGATGTTACTGGTGGATCTGCTGGATATACTTTAGGTAGTGCAACTACTGGTGCTGGTGCAACATCATTCAACTTTACTGGAACAGGAGAAATTAAAGTTCCTAGTGGTGATACTTCTCAACGTAATAGCAGTCCTTTGAATGGTATGCTTAGATACAATGGTCAAACTAATGTATTTGAAGGATATTCAAATGGTGCATGGGGATCAATTGGTGGTAATGTAGCAGTTTCAAGTCCTGCTCCAGCTAATTCTGTTGAAGGAGATCTTTGGTATGATACTGATGATGGTCGTTTGTTTTTGTACTATAACGACGGAACTACAACTCAGTGGGTTGATGCTTCACCAAACGGAACACCAACTGATCTAGTTGTTGATGGTACAGGAACATTTGGTAATTCAACTGTAACACTTGCTCAAAACACAGGCATAACGATTGATGATGGAGCAATTGATTTATACCAAGCAACATCTAATGCTGCTGCCACACCATTCAAGGTACAATCTGATGTAGGTGGTACAAAAGTTTTAAAATTCACTATTGGTGCTAATGGAGATGTTCTTCCTGGTGCCGATGCTAATATGGATCTTGGTTCAGCAACTAAGCGTTGGGCGAACATCTACTCTGCTGACCTTCAACTATCTAACGAGGGTGCTGCTAATGATGTAGATGGAACGTGGGGTCAATACACAATTCAAGAGGGTGAGGAAGACCTGTTCCTAATCAATAGGAGGAGTGGTAAGAAGTATAAGTTTAACCTTACGGAGGTAAACTGATGCCTTTAATTACATCCGACTTTGAATTTAGTGATGACTACCCTACGATTGAACCATCACTAAAACTAGACTTCGCTAATGCCAGAGCACTTGATCCTCGTATTGCATTTACGAGAGCATCTGTTGGAACTTATGTTGGTGCTAATGGACTAATTAAAACTGTTGGTGTAAATGAACCACGCTTTGATCATGACCCTGCTACGGGTGAGAGCCTAGGTCTGTTGATTGAAGAGAGTAGGATTAATTTCATTGCTTCAAGTGAAACTACTTTTAGTGGAACAGCAACTGGAGATTTTTTTAGAGGAAAAGAAATCCATAATAAATCTGTCAACTTAAATGGATTTTACTTTGGCAGTCAGTTTCAAAATTATAATATTCAAGCAGGAGATAAGTATTTTCTTACTGGATTCATAAGAGCTGGTAGTCAAACAGGAAGTATTAATATCAGATGGATAGATGGATTTAATACTGCTATTCCTGCTGTTAATAATTTTACTTACACTCCAACAACTGATGGAGAATTTGTATCTTTTGAATTTACATTCACGGCAGGCGTTAACATTACGATGAATATTGCTCTTAGTGGAAATTTTGGTGATGATGCTGACTTCGCAATCATGCAATTTGAGAAGGGTAGTTTCCCAACCTCCTACATCCCAACCAGCGGAAGTACAGTGACTCGTGCCGCAGACACCGCAACTATTGAAGGAACAAACTTTAGCAGTTGGTATAACCAAAGTGAAGGGACGGTGTTTGCTAAAAGCTCTTATTTTGGACTAAGTACAGGCAGCCTTGACATAATTTATGAGATAAATGATGGAGGCGCTTCCGATCGTCATCACTTAATGCTTAGAGAAACTGCTGACGACTTAAGAACCCAAACAAGATCAGGTGGTGTTAATGGTTTGCAGCAGTTGTTTAGTAGACCAGCAAAGAATCAACTTTTCTCTAATGCGTTGGGTTACAAGATTAATGATTGTGCTTCATCTTTAGATGGAAGCAATCCCGTAAATGATAATAGCGTTCAAATACCAACTGTTGACAGGATGTTTATTGGGTCTAGATTAGGTACTGATTTTCTAAACGGCCACATCGCCCGCCTTACCTACTATCCAAAGCGTCTCACCAACGCTCAACTTCAAATACTAACTCAATAAATACAAATGACAAGGAGCATAGTTTAGAATGCCAGTATTTACTTCTTCTATTGAAGTTACAGCAGATTATCCAACGATTAAACCATCGTTGAATCTGAACTTTGCTAGAGCTCGTGCTTTAGATCCTCGTATTACATTTACGAGAGCATCTGTTGGCACTTATGTTGGTCGTGATGGACTGATTAAAACTGCTGGTAATAATGAAGCACGCTTTGACCATGACCCAGTAACTTTAGAGAGTTTGGGACTGTTGATTGAAGAGAGTAGGACTAATAGTTTGACTTATTCACAACCAACATCTGCCGCATCATTTGGTTCTAATGGAACTTTTACATACAATGCTGCTACTGCACCAAATGGAGCAACAGAAGCATTTAGAATTACTCATAACGGATCTAGTGGTAATAGTAATTGGAGAGCAACCAGAGGTATAACGTTTGGTGCTAACTCTATGGTTCTGTCTATATGGGCAAAGGGTGGTGGTGGTAATAATTATTTTGTATGGTCTTTTCAAAATCTTGGCGGAGCAATTGTTAGAGCTGGATTTAAATTAGAAGGTGATGGAGAAACTTCAATCATTACCAATGGTAATGGTGGTCATACATTACAAATAGAAAAATACCCAGATGGTTGGTATAGATGTATTATTATTGGTAATACTCAATCTTCTGGAGGAACAACTCAATTTTTGTATACAGCATCTGCTTATAGTGAATCTTCTAGTATTTCTGGAGGTTCAGTTTTACTTTGGGGATTCCAATTAGAAGAAGGTTCTTTCCCAACCTCCTACATCCCCACCTCAGGATCATCGGTAACTAGACAAGCTGATTTTGGATCTATTACTGGAGAAAGTTTTAGTAATTTCTTTAATCAAAGTGAAGGAACATTTGATGTTGGTTATAGATTAGGAGAAGATAATACAAGTATGAGAGTCGCCCAAGTTAGCAATGGTGGTACTAGTAATGTTATTGATTTAATAGTAGCATCTGGCGGTGGTACTGGTGGGTATTGGTTTATTAATACTGGAGGTGTTTCTCAGTTCTCTGCAGCTGGAGTAACTAATAGTTCTCAAGTTGATAGAAACTTTAGAGCTGTGCTTGCTTATAAAGAAAATGATTGTGCTGCTCAACAAAATAAAATAACAGCAGGACCAACAACTGATACTAGTGTCACACTAGCTACTGATTATGATAGATTGTTATTCTATCAAGTTGCTAATAATGGAGACCACATCCAAGGACATCTAAAATTTATTAGGTATTATCCTAAGCGTCTCACTGATGCTCAAGTAACACTATTTTCTCAGGACTAAAACAATGGCTACTAATATCGGAACAGGACCACAGGATATTCCACTTAACCAATTCCTTGGTGAGATGGCGTTTATGGATAACCTCATATCCCAAGGATCTTTTACTCCAACATTACAAGATGCTCCCGACCAAGGTGGTAATTCTGCTACTGTTGCCACTGCTATAGGATGGTATGTTAAAATTGGACCGATGGTTCAGTATACTATTAGGTTGACTAACATAGACAAATCGGGAATGACAGCTAACAATCAATTATATATTGGTAATCTACCATTTCCTATCAAAAGCACCATTAATGCTATCATCCATGTGGGTGCTTGTGATTTATCTAATTTCAATCCTCCAGCAAACGCATATAATGCTGCTGCATTTGTCAATGCTTCGGGAAGTGATCAGAATGACATTAGATTGTTTGTAAGTATATACAATGCTGGTCATGATGGTTTGGAAGTACAACACATGAACACAGGAACAAATACAGAAATTTTTATAAACATCAGTGTGCCAGTAGCATCATAAATACATCAGGGTATCTCTAATCTAAAGTCAAATGGCAATTGTATTTCCAGCAAGTCCCAGTACAAATGATACATTCACTGCTGGGTCTATCACATACAAATGGGATGGTGCTAAGTGGATTGGACTGGGTGTTACTCCTGCCGATAGATTAGTTGAGGGTAGCAATAAGTTAGAGATTACTGCTGGTAATGATTTAGTTTGGACTGGAGATAGTGTCCTATTAGGAACATCAACTTCCAATAGCAGTGATAGATTAACTATTTTAGATCCTGGCAGTGCTTTCATGTCTATTAGATCAGATGTAGCTTCTGATGGTAATAGTCAAGTTTTAGATTTTGGAGTTGGTACAGCAGATAGATCAAGTGCTAATTTGACAGCAATAATTGAAGCTGATACCCATAGTCAATCTGGAGGCACATTAAAGTCGGATTTAGTATTTTCAACAAATAGTGGTGATAGTATTTCAGAAAGACTTCGTATAACTTCTGCTGGTCAATTAATAATTCATCACAACACAAATGTGGCACCTGATGGATATGAATCTAAGCTTCAGTTGGCAGATGATAGTTATCAGGGTTCCTCAACTGTTTGGAAGAGGGCTGCTGGATCCTCAGCAGGTGCTAATCCAGCACTTATTCTACAAAAAGTAAGAGGTGCTGATATAAATGGGCAAGGTGCTGTAGCTGATAGTGATTCTATTGGTCAAATACGTTTTTATGGAGCAGATGGAACAACAGCTATTGAATGTGGAAATATATCTGCTACGGTTGATAACACTACAAGCACTAATAATGTCCCAGGTAAATTAGTATTCAAAACTGCTAAGTTGCAGGCGGGTTCAGGATCTCCTGTAAACCCAACTCAGGCAATGACCATTAAGGCAAACCACAACGTGGAAATCCATGATGGAAACCTTGTGTTTGAGACAGCAGGAACTGGTATTGACTTCTCTGCTAATGCCAACGCCACTGGAATGTCTAGTGAGTTGCTTGATGATTATGAAGAGGGAACTTGGAGTCCCCAGATTAAAGGTTGGAATGGATCATATTCTGCATCAGAAGGTGGATATATTAAAATAGGTAGACAAGTTTTTATATCTGGAGAAGTCAGAACCAATGCCTCAACTGGAACTGGCACAGATACTTGGCCTGGACTATCAAATTTACCTTTTGTAAATACGACAGCTTTTCATCCTATTGCAGGATCTCAAAGATATATGGGAAATGCCACTCTACTGGGAAATATTAGTCCTAGTAATTCTGGAATGGCATTTGTTACTTTTGATAGATACGATGGCACTTCATTCTTCCCAAATCATATCACCCCTACTGGAGCAAATAATTTTCAAAATACTATGATTAATAATATTACCACAGATAATTTTGGATACAGATTTAATTGTACTTATTTTACTGACTAATAAATACTTCTGCCTAAACCTGTTTAGTTTGGAGAACAATCCTAATGGCATTAAAAGAAAAATCAGTAGTAGATAAAATTGAAGTTCTACTAGACGGATGTATTCAAGTAAGAAGAAGAGATCAGATTCTTAAAGATGGTGTGGAAGTTGCTTCTACTTTCCATCGTCACGTAATTGCTCCTGGTGATGATGTAAGCAACGAAGATCCTAGAGTTGCTGCCATCGCTACTGCTACATGGACTGAAGAAGTTGTAGCAGAATATCAAGCATCATTACCAGAACCAGAAGCACCTGCTGAGTGATAAATAAAGTTGCCTAACTCTTTACTTATGGATAATCCAAAAAAAGAGGAAGCCAAAAAGGAAAACAAATTTGAGTGGGCGGATGAGGGTGTATCAACTCTCGTCCGAGTTATTATTCTTGGTTGGTCAGCAGCAATTCTGACTCTTAATTATGTAACTGTTCCTGGTATTCCTCAGAAAAATATTGATCCAACATTTATTGCCAGCGTCTTTACTGGAACGCTAGCTACATTTGGTGTCATGCCTTCTAAGAAGAAGGAAGAATCAAAGCAAGCACCTACACTGGAGAAGAAAGATGCAAAAATTGATTAATGGTGTCGCGTTATTATCTGGTTTAGTTTCTTTAGCTGTCTTAGGGGGTGGTGCTTATCTTTACGTTCAAAAGGATACATTAATTGAGCAATCAAGGGAGAGAGTAACTGCTGCTATCACTGAAGCAATTACAGAAGCAC